GAGGAATTAGAAAAGGGTTGGTTAATGTTTAAAAACTTACTTCAATTTTGGCAGACAAAAAATGGACACAAGTAAATTAAATTACTACGAACTCAGGCATTTAGAGTGGTATTTTTTAACAATTGCTTATGAGTATTTAGGCAAACATGAAATTTTGCATTGGTCTAATCTTTTTACATCGGTGCAATTTAAACTTTTAGCAGACGCAATAGAAAAGGAATCAAATGTTCAATCAAATTCAAGTTATCGGTAATGTCGGCAAAGACCCCCAGATCAGAGCCATGCCATCTGGAGACCTGGTTGCCAATTTCTCGGTTGCAACCTCCGAAAAGTGGAGGGACAAATCTGGGGAAATGATGACTAAAACCGAGTGGCACAACGTCACTTGTTTTGGTAAATTAGCCGAAATTGCTGAGAAATACATAAAATCTGGGAAAATGGTTTTTATCCAAGGTTCGCTTGTAACTCAGAAATATACGGACAAGAATGGTGTCGAAAAAACCTCAACCCACGTTAAGGCTGATACGATCCGCTTGCTCGGAGGGGAAAAAACCGACTCCAATAGATTTACCAAAACTGATCAAAAGCCTTCCTCTGCTGGATCGGGTTTTGATGACATGGACTCGGACATACCATTCTAAACTTTGGAGAAAAAGACATGGACGCACTAATTGACGCTATTATTTTTGCATTGGTAATTATGATTGGAGGAATGGTAATTACAGGTGCGTTCATCTTTATTTTGTATTTGTTTGGATTTATTGATGACTAAAGAAGAAATAATTGAAATGGCTAGAGAGGCTGGGGGTTACTATTCTAAAAAATATCCTGATGAATGGCGTTTGGATGATGACGATTTAGTACGTTTTGCCAAACTAATAGCAGAAAAATCAAAACAAGAGCAGGATAAGCCTGTGGGATGGTTGGACAGCAACGATATACACGCAGAGTTTATGCACAAAGACTTAAAAGCAGAGCATGATAAGCGTGGTTCATTTACCCCGAAAATGTTTCATATTCCTGTCTACACCACGCCACAACAACGCACATGGATTGGACTATTGGATGATGAAAAAGAACACATTGAAATTTCTGGTGGAAAGGCAGATTTGACATTAGCAGAAAAAATAGAAGCAATCCTTAAGGAGCGCAACAAATGACAATACCATCAAAACCACCGGGATATTACACAGATAAATTATTTACTTGCGATGATATGGATAAAGCTATACAAAAAGAACGTGAGGAATGTGCCAAAGTTGCTGAAAACATAAGCAGTTACGACAGAGATGAGCCTGAAGTATCAATTGCTAAAGCGATTCGAGCAAGGGGACAAGAATGACTAAATATCTTTTGGTTATATTTTTGTCGGGTTGTTCGCTAATCAATATGGCATCCTACGATTCGTCAGAATACGCTCTAATCAACGAATTTCGAACCCAGTCACAAACCCTAGACTGCTCAAAAGAATCTCGTCAGACGTTGAATTTGACCGCTTTACGGTTGCGTAATTTTGTAGAATTTCAACCTGATAACGGTCCAACAGTTAAACTTGTTGCCGATTTATCAAAATTAGTCAATGAACTGTATATAAGTGAAAACCCTAGTAATGCGTATTGCAGGGCAAAATTAAGTTTAATTGAAAAAAACGCTGCGGATATTCAAAAAGTAATTGGTAGTAAACCCAGATGAACAAACAAATTGCAATCAACCGACTTCAGAATTTTTTAGATAAATCTTCCCATCACAAATGGAAAGAGATTCAGGAGGCTTTAGACTTCTTGAAAGACGAAAAGCCTTACGTTGAAAATCATTATAAAACCTGGGAGCAGGGTTATAAAGCAGGACTAAAAGAGGCAAATAAATGACACCACCCGAACTAAAAGCACTTGCTGAGATGTACCAAAGTCAATATGACGATGGTGAAATTACTGCTTCAGAATTTAAAGAATTGATTAAAGACTTAGAGATTACAAAAGCCATTGCTAAAAATGCGGAGGAGTTTGATAAAGATCAAGAAACCAGGGATTATTTGGTCAAAGTGCTGACCGTTGCGCTTGCTATTTACCCTTGATCCGTCCGATTCGCTGGGCTAGTTCAAAGTCTTCTCTGCACTCTCCACCAGGGCAAAAGCGCCCATCGGTGAGTTGATTATTGCAGTTCATGCAAAAGCCTGTGAACTTAATTTCTTTTTGTTTCCTGACTAGATTTAAAGCAGATTCCCTGTTGTTTTCTTCTGCCTGGTGAGCATCGTCTGCAATATCGTTCATTTTGACAAATCCGATAAAAACAACGCTGCCTCCGCTTGTCTGCGTTTAAGTAGTCCAGCCATGACATGACCACCAGCTTTGTCCCATTTTAAGAATTCCTCGGCTGCAGCTTCATGGTCTCCCTCGTTGACTTTCTTTAAAAGGGTTGAGTTGTCCAGGTTGCGACATCCACAATTAAAAGCAAAGTCCACCAATGCGTCAAATTCGTCCTGAGAGACTTCAATTTTAAGTTTGGCATTGACGTTATCAACTGCCTTTTGAACGTCCTCCAAGAGCAGTTTTTCAGCGTATTCCTGGGTTATTACCAAAGTAGGAAATACGTCTGGACCAGTATGCCCATAACCAATGGTCCAAGGATCTCCACCAGTACCAGGATCAGGATAAGCCTCAATCCTGCAGCCTTCAAACCTTTCGGTCAACTTTAATCCGTTTTTTGAATATTCCATTATTTAACCTCGCTTTGTTGCCTGATCCAATCTTGAAGACTGACTAATTGCTGGGTTGTTTGGGCACAATCGCCAACAGAGATTTGGTTGGAGGGTCTTGCATCAAGTTTGAGGGAGGCTGAGGAAATCTCGGACACTCGACTGCTACTGGTATCGGTTTGACCGATGAGCATCCCACCATAATATTTATGCAACTGAGCAATCCTAGACTCATAATTAGCCGATACAGTCTTGGTAATAAGTTGTTGCTCGGATTTGATTTGTTCATTTTTTACCTCTTGTAATTTACCTTCATTTGCGACTTTATCCTGGAAAGACTGATATTGTGACTCTAAAGCATCGTATCTAAGATGTTCAAAATACCAGCCTGCGCCCCCAGATACCAAAGATATTACTAAAAGAAAAGCTAATTTAATATAGATCATTTTTGTACTACCGTAGGTGTAGTCATTGCCGTCATTTTCTCTTGAGATCTGCCAAAGGAGGTTATTCCGAGAACCGCACCCATAGCAAGGTGAAAGAAACCAGCGCCTTGCAAAGTCAACGGATTCCATTGATCGTCAACCTTTCCTTTTCCGTAAACTTGAATGAGTGACCAGAAAACAGGAAAAATAATAAAGTCACAAACACAGACCGCCATGTACATCCAACCCATCATTGGTCGCCATTTGGTGTTTAGCCAACCCGTATTGTCATCTTGAACAATGGTTGAATCAGTCACCTGGTCTGAAGTTTGATTTATGCCTATCATGGACAATATTTAGGTAAGTAACCAGTTTCTTGAAAAATCTTTAAACATTCCATTTCAACCGAATTAGACTGAAACTTTCTTTTAAACTCGATGTGCGCTCTGTCACCCATTAGACTTTCTTGGTAATCTTTTCTAATGTAGTACATCAAACTAAAACAGGATAATGAAAAGACAAGGACCGCAATACATATTGCAAGTTTGAATTGAAAATTCTCTTTATCAGCCTGAAGTTGTATGCGTTCTTGTTCATCCTTTTTTTTTGCGCTCTGTCAAACTTATCCTTGTCAGCCATTAGCTTTTCTCGTTCGGCTTGGAAGTCTGACCAAAGTGCTCCAAGTTCGGGAGGGGCTTCCCAAGTGAGCATGGTTCTAAGATCTGCCTCGGCTTGTTCAAGTCTTTTTCGTCTGAGGACGTTATCGAGAGCAATAGCTTGAAGACTTTTCCCTTTAGGCGGATTTTTTTCAACTTCTTTAGCATACTCAACGGCTTTGTCTTGGTGCTCAAAAAAAGAACCGAGACCATCTGCGATCTCGGTTATAACTCCAACTGCCTCTTTACCGACACTTTTAGCTTCCTTGTAAAATGCAACACCTGACTTTACTGCACCCAAAGCCATCATTGCTAAAGTAAAAGGGTCTATGATTTTCTCCTACTTATTAACAGAAAAACCATGCCCTGCAAGCCAAAGATAAACCATTCCTGCAAATGCAGCAGAAAGCAAACCAGTTAAAGTCCACTTACCAAATGCAGCAAACTGTTCATTAAGCCATTCTTTCAAGGCTTCTTTTACTGCGTCTTTTGTGATGTTTGGATCTAAATTAGTCATATATTATTCCAAGGCAAATTAGGTGTTATTACAGTAGGATTTATTAAATTATTTAATAAAGAATCAATTTCATTTTGTATTTCAGTAATTTCATTAGTGCCAATTGCATTTTGAACCCATCCCAAAACAATTGTTTCAGTTAATTGAGAAAATGGAGTAAATGATTGACCTGTTTCATAAGACAATAATTGATTTCCACAAACTGTTGCAAAATACGGATAAGATGTTGAGCTACCAGTTATATTTGGTACAGAATAAGTTTCTGAACTTACTCCATTTACTCTCCAATGAACATTGCAAACAACATCAGTTTGTCCATTTAATGATGTAATACAATCTATTTTCTCAATAATCCAGTTGTAAGTATTAGACATTTTTAATTTGGAATATCCACTCCAGTTTGAGAAATTTGCCTAAACACAGAATAAGACGAATCGTATTGGAAAGTAATTGATCTACTGTAACCGTTAGCTGGATCTGTCCAAGTTGACATTTTAAATATTGAATTCCAAGTTGCAGTAATTGTTCCACCACTTGCGTTACGAATAGTAAACGTAACAACCTGACCATTTACATATTGTGTAGGAGCAGCAATTGTGTAAGCACCAGTTCCAGGTTTAATAAGTTGAGTTGTTCCTTGAGAACAAATAGGAGTAAAAGTTTGCGAATTATTAGTAACAGAATAAATTGAATTCAATCCATAAGGAGCAATTCCACCACCACTAGGTAAAGCACAATTTAAAAATATATTTGACGGATTGCTATCATCATAATAAGTTGATCTAATATTTGCGCCAAGGACTGTGTTTGAAATACATCCATTAGTAAATACTAAAGAGTTTTGATAAACAGCAGAAATAGTATTGTGAACACAATTATTTTCAAAATAAACTTGACCATAACCTCCACCATCTGTTATTGAATTTATAACACCGTTATAACAGTTATTTAAAGTTATTTGAGTGCCTTCATTGTATAAATTCTGAAGTACAAAATTATTCCATCTATTTAAAATTATTGAATTGTGACCTGTTGAAGTATTTGCATCCCACTCAACATCAGTATCATAAATTCCACAACCATTACTTGTAGATGAATCAGAAACTATTGCATATCCTGTATAACCAACATTAGGATTTAAATAGCAATTTTTGATTGTGATTATGTTGTTATAGCTACCAGTTAAATAAATATAATGATTTATCAAACTTGCAGAAACAGTAACTGGTGATGGTAAAGGAGAGCCATTTATAAATATAGGCCATGCTTGACATTCTTCAATCAAACCAATAAGCCCATTTGTTATTTTAATGCCATATCCAGGCATCATAAGTGTAAGATTTCTAAGTTGCCAGTTAAAAGATGCTCCTGAACTTGTAGAACCATCAATTTGAATACCATCATTAGGGAATGCAGTTGCACCTGTAATTGCTAGATCATGGATGTAAAAACCTTCTACTCCATTAGCAACAAATGTTGGATTACCAGTTGAACAATTATTTATAATTTGAGATGCTATACCACAACCATAAATTTCTATTGGTCTAGCTACTGCTGCAGAACTGGAAAGATTGATTGATGAAGTAACCTTATAAATTCCAGCAGGGAAAAACAATTTACCTTGAAAATTTAATGATGATAAAGCATTATTGATTGCAGTTGAACTATCATTTGTACCAGTCGGATCAGCACCAAAATCTAAAACACTAACAGTTTCCCTTAATTTAGATTGAACATTTCTAGAAACTGAATTTGAACCACCTTCAATATATCCAATAACTGAAGAACCAGACGAAGCAGTTAAAGAAGATTCAAATGCAGCCAAATCAGATTGAGTTGCAGGAGCATCAACTTGTACATCCCAAATTAAATTATTATTTACATCTTTTACTTGTTGTCTATAAGAACCTTGACCATAAGCAATACATTGTCCATTAGCATCAAGAACAATTGGATTTGTATTTAAATTAACGCCTCCATCATCTTGATATGTGTTTTTAAATGTTGTTGTTGATGGAATGTAATAATAGACAAAACCACCAACCAAAGGATTGCCATTTGAATCTATAAACTGTTGTCTGCCATTTGGGAGAATACCTTGTAACATATCAATCCTTTTTGTTATCTCTGAGATTTAAAATACTTGCTTTTTGTGCGTTTTTTTTCATCTCTTTTCTTGTTTCTTCCGCTGCTTTATTTAAAGCCTTTTCTAGTGAACTCTCAGCAAATGCAGTTCCTGCTTTTTGACCAACATACCCACCAACTGCAGCACCGTAAGGTCCAAACGCAGCACCTCCAGCCGTTGCTCCTGCTGCTCCTGCAATCTTAGGAGCATTACTTGCAATGATCCCAATTCTTTGAGCCTGTTGACCACCACCTTCATACCCATGTATTCCAGGCATGATTTGACTGCCAATGTTCAAAGTGTGAAAAGCCTGTATTTCCTCGGGATCAAATGCGTGCTTAATCTTTTCAGATCGAGCATTCAAAATTGAATTTACGTCTTTTTGATTCCAAACACCAGGTCTTTTTGAGCCATTTTCGTAAACTTCTCTTGCAATTGCACCCTTAATTTCAGCCTTTGCTCTTTCAGCATTTTGCCTTACTTCCTCTGGGACTTCAATACTCCACTTAGGCAATCCAGTCTCTTTTTCAATTGGACCATTTAACGTGCCTTTTGAAATCTTGTCGGCAGTATCGTAAATGTGCGCCCACTCATCTTTTGGTATTTTGTTAAGTTTTGCAGGGATCTGCTCAAATGGTGTTCCTGTTTGGACTCCGTTTGGATCAATGTCACCAAATATTGATTTGATACCCTTAGAACCAAATAATGTCTTTTCAGCTTGGTGTAATTGGTCGGCTTTTTTGAATAATTCTTGACCTCCAGCGCCTGCAATATCTTTGTCAATTGCTTGGTTGATCTTGCGAATCACAGACGCATTATTTGGAGACCACTCAGAATTTAAAGACTTTCTAACTGCATCCCATGCGCCAATAGTATTTGGAGCATACTTGTTGCCAAAATCATCCTCAAATCCAATATTCTTTGCTAGGTTGATAAGTTTTTCAGCACTTGATACAACTCCCTCGTTTCCTTTTAGACCGACACCAGCCCTAAATTGTTCGTTATTCAGCAAGTTGTCAACGTGACTGGTTGTAATTGGATTCTCTCCAACTTTTGACCTTGCATCGTTATAAAGTTTATTTTTTTCGTTTTTAATAAAACCAGTCAAACCATTTTCACCAGCAAACGCATCATTGATTGCCTGTCCTCTTTCGTAGTCGGACGTTAATGTTGGACTTGCGCCAGTATTCTCAATTCTTTTTTGAGCATAATTAGAAAGAGCATTTTGCTCGTTTGCAATTTGTTCTCTAAGAAGTTGAGCCTTTGGAGTTTGATTTGATGACTTAGCCTCTGTGTGCTCGTTTCTTAAAGTGTCCTCATTTCCTGTAATCACCCCAGTCCGAACCGCATCTTTATTTCCAAGAATCTCAGTCGCAATCTGCGCTCTGGTTTGTTGTTCTTTAGGTGAAACATCCTTTGAAATATTGGACAATTTCACCATTGGAAACTCTCCACCCTTACCAGTCTCTTGTCCTGTAAACTTAGAATATGGATTGGTTGTGGCCTTTGCTGCGCCTGCCGAGCCTGGGACAACTTCTTGAATAGGCTGAACAATCTCAGTCTTCATTGGTGTTGCTGCAGCTTCTTTAACTTCATTAACTAATTTTTGACCTTGAGTTAACGCAGCTCCACCGACTTTTGATGCAGCCTCGCCAACTGGCTTGCCTGCTGCCAACATTAAAGAATTGATATAACTCTGAACATCGCCAGTTGGAATGCCAGTCTTCTCAGAAATAGCTTTTGCACCTTCTCCAAGGTTTTCACCTATCAAATCCATTAGCCTTCTAGATGCTTCGCCTTTGTAAACTGGGGTTTCAGTAACTCCAAGAGCCTTACCAAATGGTTTTTCGAGCGCCCCAGTTACTTTAGTCGATGTTGCTTGTGCTTGCTGATCGTTTTGCTGCAAAGCTCTAGCTACGTTGTATGTTACTGGTCCAGCAATTCCAGGCAAAATATTACCAACCGTCACGTCTGCCAAAGATGAAAGACCAATACCCAGGTTCTTTAGTGCGTTGATCCTGTCCTGATACATCTTCTCGCCGGCGTTCATTGTGCGAGTTTGTGGCTGGGCTGACTGTACTGGTTTGACTACTTGAACAACTTGCTCTTTTGTTGGTTCTTGTCCAACATCCTCAAGGAAACTTGCAAAGTCTGATTTGCTTGGTGTTGCCTGAGTTGTTTGATTTGCTTGCACTTGACCAGACGGCTGATAAATTGCTTTAGTTCCGTTTTCTTGTTGGACAATTCCAGCCGATATTTGATGACGAACCAATGGATTGCTTAAATCAATTTTTTGATTTGGATCAAGTCCTGATACCTTTGCAACATGAGAAATATAAGCGTTTGTGTCGTTTTCGTTTGGGGGCGCCCATTTTGTAATTACGTCAGCAAGAGTGTTTACTCCTTTTTTGCCATAACTTGCAAGGTTCTTATCAAGCGCAA